CCCAACTGTGAAACAAATCCTGTTGGAACACGGCCGGGTAGCGCGGATGGCTAGGTTCACGCCGGAGCGCCGGGAGCGGCTGCTGACGCTGCTGGAGTCGGGCAGGTCGCTGGAGGAGTCGTGCGCTGATGTCGGGGTCGCGAAATCGACTGTGAACGCGTGGCGTCATCAGGGCCGGAAGGCTGAGGGCGGCGAGAAGGCCGTGTTCGCTGAGCGGCTGGACGCGATCCGGTCGGGCGATGGCGAGGCGCGGCTGTCTGAGGATGACGTGGTGCGGATGCTGGAGAAGTCGGCGCGGAACGGGTCGGTGCAGGCGATGCGCGCCTTGTTGGCGCGGTTCAAGGAGGCTCGTGAGCCCGACGACGACGAAGAAGCCGAAGGCAGGGGAGACCCGTTCGCGGCGGTCGACCAGCTCGCCGCGAAGCGGCAGGCGCGGCGCGCCGGCTGAGCTGAAGACGTTCCGGGAGTTCTGCCTCGCGCTCCGGCTCGAGGACGGCAGGCCGCTGGTGCTGGAGGAGTTTCAGGAGCGGATGCTCGCGGACTACTTCCGCGGGGTCCGCGAGACGCTGATCTGCCTGCCGAAGAAGGCCGGCAAGACGAGCCTGCTCGGGGCGCTGGCGCTGTATCACCTGCTGACCACGCCGGACGCGGAGTGCGTGATCGCTGCTGCGTCGCGGGAGCAGGCGACGATCCTGTACGACCAGGCGGCGGGGTATATCCGCCGGTCGCCGGGCCTTGAGGATCGCGTGGACGTGAAGCGCGGCTACCGCGAGATCCGGTCCCGCAGGGATTCGGGGCGGATCAGGGTGCTGGCCGCCGACGTGAACACCGCCGATGGCGTGATCCCGACGCTGGCCCTGGTGGACGAGCTGCATCGCCACAAGACCGGCGACCTGTACGGCGTGTTCCGGGATGGGCTGGGTCCGCGCGGCGGGCAGCTCATCACGATCTCGACGGCGGGCGACGATGAGGAGTCTCCGCTCGGCAGGCTGCGCCGCAAGGGCCTCGAGCTCCCGGATGTGAAGCGGGTGCGCACCGCTTCGGAGTCTTACACCTGTGCGCGTGCCGCCGGGTACGTGATGCACGAGTGGGCGCTTGACCCGGAGGACGATCGCGACGACATGGACGTGGTCAAGCGCGCGAACCCTGCGTCGTGGCAGACAGTGGAAGCGCTGAGGGAGCGCCACGACTCGCCGTCCACGACGCCGTGGCAGTGGGCGCGGTTCGCGTGCGGCGTGTGGGAGCAGGGCGAGGACCGGTGGCTGCAGCCTCAGCAGTGGGACGCGCTCTGCGACCCGGCGGTCGAGATCCCGGCGGGCGCAGAGGTGTGGGCCGGCGTCGATCTCGGCGTCCGGCATGACTCAACGGCGATCGTCACGGTGTGCCGCCTGGAAGGCGGACGGTGGGCGGCCCGGGCCGAGGTCGTCGAGCCGCCGGGCGGCGACGGGTCGGTGTCGGTCGCGGAGATCGAGGATCGCATCCGTGCCCTCGGGCGCAGGCATCGGCTGCTCGGCGTCGCCTATGACCCATGGAGCTTCCGGCGGTCCGCCGAGCTGCTCGAGGCCGACGGCATCCTCATGGTCGAGCATCCGATGAGCCAGGAGCGGATGGCGCTGGCGTCCGCCGGCCTGTACCGGCTGATCGACGAGGGCGTGCTCGTGCATGACGGCGACCCGGTGCTCCGCGCGCATGTTCTCGCCGGGTCGGTGAAGCAGACCGAGCGCGGCTGGCGGCTTGTAAAGGACCGGCACGCGAAGCGTCCGATCGACGCGCTGATCGCCCTGGCGATCGCGGTCTCGGTCGCTGGCGAGGTCCGCAAGCCGAGTGTCTACGAACAGAGGGGCTTGCTGACCGTATGAGCGACATCTTCTTCTTCGCCGGGCTCGCTGCTGCTGTTGCCGGCGTCGCGCTGCTCTCGGTGCCGGCGGCGCTGATCGCTGGCGGCCTGGCCGTGGCCGGGCTGGGGCTGGCCGGCGCGTCGAGGGGCGCGTAGCCCGTGGGCGTCGTGGAGCGGCTCATCGGCCCGCGCGAACGCGCCGGGACGGTCAGCCCGCAGGACACGCTGTGGCTGCGCGAGGCGTTCTTCGGCGCCGGGACGCAGGCCGGCAAGACGGTCACGGTCGAGACGGCGCCTGGGCTGCCGGCGGTCTGGGCGGCGCTGCGGGTCCTGTCCGACGGCGTGGGCGCGCTGCCGTTCATGACCTATCAGCGGCTCCGCGGCGGCGGGAAGCAGTCGGCGTGGTCTGAGCCGGTCTACAAGCTGCTGCACAACAGCCCCAACCCGGAGATGACCGCGGTCGACTGCTGGTCGCTGGTCACGGTCCATCTGAACGCGTGGGGGAACGCCTACCTCGGCAAGAGCATGGCCGGCGGCCGGGTGGAGGAGCTGTGGCCGATCCGCCCTGACCTGGTCCGCGTGGGCCGCGAGGCCGGGCAGAAGGTGTTCTACGTCAAGGGGTCCGAGACTGCGGCGGATGAGCGCAAGTACACGGCCCGGGAGATCATCCACGTCAAGGGGATGACGCTGGACGGCCTGGTCGGCCTGTCGCCGATCCAGATGGCCCGCGAGAGCATCGGGCACGGCCTCGCGCTGGACGAGTACGGAAACCGGTTCTTCTCCAACAGCGCGATCCCCAGGGTCGCGCTCCGCCACCCCGGGACGCTTGGCGAGGAGGCCGCGAACCGCCTGTCCAAGAGCTGGAAGTCCAAGCTCGGCGGCAGCCGGAAGTCCAACGAGACGATCGTGCTCGAGGAGGACATGGACATCCGCGTCCTGTCGATCCCGATGGAAGACGCGCAGTTCGTCGAGCAGCAGCAGTTCACGGTGCAGCAGGCCGCCCGCATCTTCAACGTGCCCGCGGCGAAGCTGGGCGGCAAGACCGGCGACTCGCTGACGTACGCGACGGTCGAGGGCAACAGCATCGACTTCGTGACGTACAGCCTCAGGCCGTGGCTGGTCCGGATCGAGCAGGCCTTGAATCGCGACCCGGACCTGTTCCCCGCCGGCGGGCCGCCCTTGTTCTGCGAGTTCAGCGTCGACGGGCTCCTGCGTGCCGACGCCAGGACCCGGGCGGCCGTCTACGGCCAGGCGCTCGACCCGGCCAAGGGCTGGATGACCCGCGGCGAGGTCCGCGAGCTGGAGAACCTCCCCCCAGAGTGAAAGGGCAGGCCCCGAGAATGAGGACACGCGACACCACTGCGCCCGAGCGGCGCGCCTACCCGTTCCGCGCCGCGGCCGGGGACGGGATGCGCATCAAGGGCGTCGCGAGCATGTTCGGCTCGCGCAACAGCTTCGGGGAGGTGTTCGTCCCCGGCACCTACGCGGAGAGCCTCGCCGGCAAGACCGACGCCAAGCCTCTCCCGATCGGCCTGTACCACCGCGAGGTCGTCGGGCGGTGGACGGACTTCGCCGAGAACCCGCAGACCGGCCTCGAGCTGGCGGGCCCGCTGAGCGACACCCAGACCGGCCGCGACACCCTGACGCTCGTGCGCGATGGGGCGCTGACGGGGCTGAGCATCGGCTTCTGGCCGCTGGAGGAGACGCTCGCTGAGCCTGACGAGAAGGTGACGTTCCAGACGCCGCTGGGCACGTTCTCCTACCAGTTCGACAGGTGGACGTGGTACGTCCTGAAGGCCGACGTGCTGGAGGCGTCGCTCGTGATGGTCCCGTCCGACGACGAGGCGCGCGTGAAGCGAAGCGCCGCGGAGAAGGCCGGCGGCGCGCTCCCGGGCCTCGCCCAGGACGCCCCGTGGGAGGAGGCCGCATGGTCGATGGCGCTCCTGATGGGCGCGCGCGGCACGGGCAAGTTCGCCGATCTCCCCGAGGCGCAGCATCGCGCCCTCTACGACCGCGTCGCCGGCGCCTACGCGCGGCACGGACGCACGCCGCCCGCCTATCAGCGGGCCCCGATCTTCGACGAGGTCGGCTTCCGCCACCAGGAGCGGGAGCTGTTCCTCGATCGCCATCTCCAGGAGGCCCTGAAGGCGGTCTCCGAGAGAGCACGCGCAGCCTGTCCGGGCAGCCTGTCCGGGCCGGCGCGCGAGGCCGCCCGCGAGGCGGCTGATGCGCTCACCACGCTCCTGAAGGCGGGCGGCAAGGGCGCTGACCTGGCCGAGATCCGGCATGCGCTGGACCTGGCCCGCAGCCACATCCAAACGCCCTAGGAGGCAACCATGCAGTCCAAGAAGCTCCGCGACCTCTCCTTCGAGGAGTGGTTCGCGACCCGATACCGGCCGATCATCGGCGCCGACGACGACGGCGGCGCGGACACGGCGACGATCGAGGACGTCAAGAAGTCCGTGCATGACCTCGCCGAGGCCGTGCAGGGCGTCCGCGAGGGCCTGATCGACAAGGAGACGGTCGAGAAGATCGCCGCCGACGTGCTGGCCCAGCAGCGCGAGGCCGCCCCGGAGGCCAACCGCCGCCACGGCTACCAGCCCGACACGGACGTCGATCCCGACGAGCAGGCCGGCCGGACGCCGGGCTGGCTGCGCGAGGCCAAGACGCCGGCGCAGCGGCTCGCCGCGATCCATCAGCGGCCCGCGCAGCGTGCCGCGGTCGTCCTGGGCCGCAAGGCCGAGGACGTCAAGCGGTTCCAGGAGGCGGCGGACGACGTCGCGATCCTCAACGCGGTCATGTCGGCCCAGCGTCCCGGGTTCGACGTCCGCGAGACCGGCTACTGGCACGAGGAGTTCCTGCCGGCGTGCCGCGCGATCGACACGCAGACCGCGGCGGAGGGCGAGGAGTTCGTCCCCCGGTCGCTGTCGTCGAACCTGATCGAGCGGGTCAACCTCGAGCTGCGGGTCGCGGCGCTGTTCCCGACGATCCCGATGCCGACCAACCCGTTCGACATCCCCGGCCGGCCCGTCAGCCGCACGCGGCTCGGGAAGGCCGCCGAGCAGACCGCCGACACCGGCCAGACCGGGTTCGCGAAGGTCACCCCCGGGTCGCGGAAGGTGACGCTCACGGCGGTCAAGTTCGCCGGGGAGGCGCTGTTCTCGAAGGAGTCCGACGAGGACTCGATCATCGCGATCCTGCCGTTCACGCAGGACGAGCTGGTCGACTACCTCTCGGCCGACATCGAGGACACCACGATCAACGGCGACACCTCCGGGTCCCACCAGGACGTCGACGTGTCCTCGTCGACGGACCCCCGGAAGAACTGGGCCGGGCTCCGCAAGGCCCTGATCGCCGGCGCGAAGACCGACGCGTCCAACGCGGCGCTCACGGTCGCGATGCTCCGCACGAACCGCAAGAACATGGGCAGGTACGGGGTGCAGCCCGCGAACCTCGCGCACGTCCTGGGGATCGCGGAGTACGTCGACCTGCTCTCGGACGCGAGCGTGATCACGATCGACAAGTACGGGACGCAGGCCACGATCCTCAGCGGCGAGCTGGGGAAGGTCGACGGGGCGCCGCTCATCGTGAGCGAGTACGTCCGCGGCGACGTCAACGCGACCGGCGTCTACGACGGGACGACCACGAACCGCACGATGGCCCTGACGGTCCATCGGAAGGGGTTCGTGTTCGGCGAGCGGCGCGGCGTCGAGGTCCAGGTGCTCCGCGAGCTCTACGCCGAGTACGACCAGGACGCCGTCATCGTCACGACCCGCAAGGCGTTCACGCCGCGGTTCCCGACGGCGACCGAGAAGATCGTCGCGCAGCACTACAACGTCAAGACCTGACGCTGTCAGGGGCGCATGTGGCCGCTCCCGCCTCACCTGGCGGGCGCTCCCGGTTCGATTCCGGGCGCCCCACTCGGATCGTCGCGCTGCTGTCGTGGTACGACGAGGACCCCGCCCTCCTGCACGGGGCGGTCTCCTCGGTCGCGCCGCACGTCGACCGGCTCGTCGCCTTGGACGGCGCCTACGCGCTGTTCCCAGGCGCCCAGGCACGGAGCGACCCGGCGCAGCGCCAGGCGATCCGCGAAGCCGCCGGCGTGACGCCGGTGACCGTCCGCGCCCCGGCGGAGCCGTGGGCGGGCGGGGAGGTCCAGAAGCGCGCCCGGCTCTTCCAGCTCGGCCGCCGGCATGTGCGAGGCCCGCAGGACTGGTTCGTGATCCTCGACGCCGACGAACACTGGACCCGGGCGCCCGAGGACCTGCACGAGCGGCTCGCCGCCACCGGCCTGGACGTCGCGAAGGCCAGCGCGTCCGCGAAGGGCGACCCGGGCTCCACCGCCCCGATCGAGAAGTTCTTCCGGGCGCTCCCCGGCCTGACGGTCAAGGGCACCCACTACCACTACTGCGCCGAGGGCGAGGTCGTCCTGTGGGGCGGCAGGCAGGAAGCCCCGTCCCTTGACCTCTCCGGCGTGGTGGTGATCGAGCACCGCGAACGCGAGGACGCCGCGCGCGCCAACAGGGCGCGCGCCTACTACGCCGTCAGGGACCGGGCCCGCATCGAGGTCCCGCCTCCCGCGCCGCTCCTGCGGCGCGCCGATCGAACAGGAGAACCGTTGCCCAAGATCACGCTCACAGGACCAGACCCCTACCGCGGGTATGACCCCGAGACCGGGGAGCAGATCTCCCTCGCGCCGGGGGAGTCCGCCGAGGTGTCCCAGGCCAAGGCCGACCAGCTCGCCGAGGACTTTCCCGGCCAGTTCAAGGTATCCGCGGCTGACGGCGGCAGGCCGCGCCGGACCGCGGAGCGCAAGCCCCGGAAGGGCTGACGGTGCGGCGGTTCGTCGCCGAGAGGCCGGCCACGCTCGAGGTCCAGTTCACCGCGCAGGACGGCACCGCGACGGACCCGAGCCCGGACACGGCACAGGTCACGATCACCCGCGCTGACGGCACCGCGATCGTCACGGCCACCGCGGCGACGAACGGCGCTGCCGCAGGGCAGTTCACCTACGCCCTGAACGCCGGCCAGACCGCCGCCCTGGACGTCCTGGACGTCGCGTGGGTCTCGAGCCTGGGGACGGTCCGCGACACCATCGAGATCGCCGGGGGCGTGTGGTTCGAGGTCGCCGATGCGCGCGCCGACGGGACGCCGCTGGACAACGCGACGAAGTTCCCGGCGGCGAGGATCATCGCCGCGCGGGAGGCCGCCGAGGACGCGATCGAGCAGGCATGCGGATGCGCGTTCGTGCCGCGCTACCGCCGCGAGGCGCTCATCGGGGACGGCACCGTGAGCCTGCTGCTCCCGGTCCCGCGGCTGCGTTCGGTCCGCGCGATCACGGTCGACGGGACCGCGCTCACGCAGGCCGAGCTCGACGCGCTCACGCTGCATCCCGAAGGCGTCATCGAATCCGCGTCCGCGTGGCCGAAGGGCGCGGACATCATCGTCGCGTGGGAGCACGGCCTGGACCGGCCGCCGGGTCGCGGGCCGCGCGTCTGCCGGTCGCTGGCGAAGAGCTACCTCGTCGGCGGGGCCGCGGACGAGCGCGCCACGAGCATCACGACCGAGGACGGCACCTTCAGCATGGTCACCGCGGGGGTCCGCGGCGCGCAGTTCAGCCTCCCCGAGGTCAACGCCTACGTCGCCGAGCACCGCATGCCCGTGATCGCATGACGACCCAGGCCCCAGCCGTCAAGGCCGCGCTTCTCACGGCGTTCCAGGCCGCCGCCCCGCTGGCGACCGTTACCTGGGGGCACCCGGGCGTCGACAACGCCGACGGCGACTTCGCGTTCCTGGACAAGGCCCGCGTCGTGCAGGACTGGGCGGCGCTCGGCCGGCAGCGCCGCGACGAGACGATCGAGATCGAGGCGGTCGTCCTCGCCCGGTCCGCCGACACCGCCCGCGACGTCGAGCAGCGCGCCTGGGACCTCGCCGGGCTGCTCGAGCAGAAGCTCCGCGACGACCCCACCCTCGGCGACGTGTGCCTGTGGTCCGGGGTCACGCAGGCGCAGCAGACGAACTTCTCCGACGGGCCGCAGGCCTACATCGCCGAGATCGTCCTGACCGTCCAGGCCCGCACCCGCATCTAGCCGTCCAACCGCCCGAAAGGGGCCGAACCACATGAAGGTCATCTACTGCGGCCCCTGCGAGGCCGTCACCGTCATCAACCCGAACACGGGGGAGACCGTCCGCACGCTGCAGCGCGGCGAGGCCGGCGACATCCCCGACGACCTGCTCGCCGGGCTGGACCCCGCCGAGTTCCAGCCCGCCAAGCCCGCGAACCGCAAGAAGGATGGTGACTCCCAGTGAGCCGCTCAGGACTCTGGTCTCAGCTCGCCTACAAGGCCCCCGAGGCCTCGTACGGCGCGGCGTCCCCGACGTACAACCGGTGGCTGGAATTCCAGTCCGAGGACATCAAGCTCGACCGCTCCTACATCGACTCGAACGGGCTGCGCGCCGGCCGCATGTTCCAGTCCTCGGTGCGGTCGGTCCCGACCACCAGGCAGGCCGCCGGGAGCATCACGCTCGAGGTGCCCAACCAGGCCTTCGGCGGCCTGGTGAACCTGCTGCACGGCAACACCGTCACCCCGGTCCAGCAGGGCTCGACCGCCGCGTACCTGCAGACGCACAACATCGGCACGACCGCCCCGTGGGGCAAGTCGGCGGCGGTGCAGATCGGAAAGCCCGACGTGGGCGGGACGGTCCGGCCGTTCAACTACCTCGGCGGGAAGCTGCTCGGGATGAAGCTGTCCTCGAAGGTCGGGGATCTGCTCGTCGCCACCCTGGACTGGGACTTCCAGGATGAGAACACCAGCTCGCCGGTGCTCGCCACGCCGGCCTACCCGGCCGGGCTGCGGTCGTTCAACTTCACGCAGGGGACGATCCAGTTCGACGGCGGGTCCGCCGGCAACGTCCTGAGCGCGGACCTGGACATCAACGTGCCCCACGCGACGGACCGGTTCTTCTACGGGGCGTCGGGGCTGAAGGCCGAGCCGATCGTCAACGCCTACGCGACCGCGACGGCGACCCTGAGCGTGGAGTTCAGCGATCTGACGACGTACACGAAGTTCACGGCCGGGACGGTGTTCGGCGTGACCCTGGACTTCCAGGGGCCGCTGATCGCCGGCTCGTACTACGAGCGGTTCAAGGTCACGCTCGCGGCCTGCCAGGCCAGGGGGGAGACCCCGAACGTCGACGGCCCGGACGTGCTCGCCCTCAACGTGCCGATCCGGGTGCTGGACGACGGGACGAACCCGCCCGTCAAGATCGAGATCACCTCCACCGAGACGACCCTCTAGCGGGGGCGGGGACGGTGGCCCAGCGGCCTGGAGGCTCCTCGGGAGGCCCGGGGGGGCGGCGCAGCGATCTCGCGATCGACGTGCGCGGCCTCACCGGGCTCCTGCGGGACCTCCGCAAGGCTGAGAGCCAGGCCCCGAAGGAGATCAGCCGCGGGCTGCGCGAGGCCGGCAGGCCCGTCCTCGCCACGTCCCGGGCATTGGCGCCCCGGAGATCCGGGGCGCTTTCGCGTTCGATCAGGCTCTCCGTGACCCGGGGCCGGATGACGCTCTACAGCACGAGCCCCTACAGCGCCCTGCACGAGTACGGCGGCACCGCCCGGCTGCGGAAGGGCCGGATGGTGCCCGCGCAGTTCATGCGCGTCCCCATCCGCGCGAGCCGGATGGCTGAGCGCGCCATCGACTCGCACCGCGAGCAGCTCGTCGACACGGTGGCCGACGCGATCGAGCGCGCCCTGCAATGACCAACCGAAGGAGGCGCGCGAGCGCATGAAGTTCAAGGTCTCAGGCAAGACGTACGAGTGGGTCGAGGCAGACGACCTCGAGTTCAACGAGGTCGAGCTGCTCGAGGACGTGTTCGAGCTGCCCGCGCCGGAGGTGTTCGGGCTCGTCGAGCGCGGGAGCATGAAGGCGCTGAAGTACCTGGTGTTCTTCAGCATGCGCCGCAAGGACTCGACCGTCACCCTCGACGACGTCGGGCGCCTCGCGATCGGCCCGGTGTCCCAGGCGGTCGCTGAGGGCCGCCAGGCCGAGCAGGACGCGGAGGCGGAGAAGGCCAAGCGCCCTACCCGGCGCTCCGCAGCGAAGCCCGCGAAGGGCGCGGCGGAGCCCGCTCCGGAGGCCTGATGCCCCCGGCCCGCCACATGTGGACCCCTGTCCTGAGCCGCGTGTACGGCATCGCGCCGTGGGAGGCCGGCCGCCTCACGGGCCGCGAGTGGGACCAGATCGTCGAGGACCACGACGCGCTGATGAAGGCCGCGGAGGCGTAAGGTGGCTGCCAGGCGCGTCCTCGAGGTCGATGCTGTCGTCGACAGCGCGAAGCTCGCCGCCGGGTTCCGGCGGATGGGGTCCGCGGCGGAGAAGTTCGGCAAGGACGCATCCCGCGCGGGCGTGACGGGCTCTCGGGGCCTGGACCGGCTGGGGAAGAGCGCGCAGGCCACGGGCCGGCACCTGAAGGGCATGAGCCCGGGCCTGGCCGGCGCGATCGGCGGGTTCACCTCGCTGGCCGGCGCCGCCGCGCTGCTCAAGGACTCGGTGAAGCAGACCGAGAGCCTGGCGAAGGGCACGGTCCTGCTCGCCCGCACGACGGGGGAGTCCACGCAGGAAGCGTCGCGGTGGGTGGCGGTCGCCAGGTCCCGCGGCGTTGAGGCCGTCGCGCTGAACCGGTCGTTCGTCGCGCTGTCGAAGAACATCAAGGCGGCGACCGACGGCGGGGACAAGCAGATCGAGACGTTCAAGCGGCTCGGCGTGTCCCAGCAAGAGCTCAGGCGCGGCGACGTCAGCCAGATCATCGGGGACATCAGCGACGCGTTCGCGAGGATGCCGGACGGGGCGCAGAAGGCCGCGACGGCACAGCAGCTCTTCGGCCGGCAGGCCCAGACGCTGGTCCCGATGCTCAACAAGGGCTCCGCGGCGTTGCGCGAGCAGCTCGCCCTCAGCGACAAGTACGGGACGACCCTGTCGAAGGGGCAGGTCGCGCAGTCCTTGAAGGCGGTGCAGGCGCAGCGCGAGCTGAACCTCGCGATGACCGGCCTCAAGGTCCAGCTCGGCCAGGCCGTGATCCCGGCGCTGACGGTCGGGATCACGAAGGTGACGGGGTTCGTCGCGCAGATGCGGTCCGGTCAGGGCGCCGGGGGGCGGTTCGCGGAGAAGATGCGCGAGGTCTGGCAGAACGTGAAGCCGACCGTCGTCGCGATCGGACAGCTCGCGGGGAACGTCGCCCGGTTCGTCGCGCACAATCCAGCTCTCCAGCGGGCCGGTGTCGTCCTGCTCGCCGCCGGACTGGCGCTTCGCACCGTGGGCGGCACCAGCGGCCTGCTGATGCGGCTCGCGACGTCGCTGGGGCGTGTCGGCGCGAGCGCCGGCAGGGGCGGCGCCGCAGGCGGCTTCGCCCTCCTGGCAGCCTCCTACGTCCACCTCAAGTCGACCGGATACTTCGGGCAGCATCGGGCCCAGGGCAAGGTCGGGTCGGTCCTCGAAACGACGAAGCACAGCGTCTACGGCCTCGCGGTCGGGTACGCCGACAAGCTCGTCCCCGGCGTCAGGAGCTACGCCGAGGTCCTTTCGCCCCTGCCCGCGCTCATCTCGAAGGTTGGGGGAAAGCTCAAGGACCAGATCGGCACGATCAAGCAGACCGGAGTCGAGTGGGGCGAAGTCGCGCGGCAGATCCACCGCTACGGCGTCTACCTCGGCGATCTGTCTCCGACGCAGCCGGCGGCGCCGCCGAAGATCAGCGGGCCGCGCACGTCGCGCCGCGGTGGGTTCGTGTTCCAGGGCGGCGGCACGGTGCCCGCGCTCGTATCTTCGGGCGAGGTCATCGTCGAGCCCGGCGGGAGCGCATGGCGCGCCCCCGGACCCCCGGTCGCGGCGGACAACGTCCCGGCGATGCTCAAGCCCGGCAGCGCGGTCCTGACGTGGGACGGCCAGGCCCGGATGATGGCCGGCCAGTCGCTCGCCTCAGCCGTCGCGACCCAGGCCCCGCACTTCCGATCCGGCGGCTACGCGTTCCATCGCGAGCCCGTCGGGTACGGCAACCACACCCACGCCGGCAGGGGCCTCGCCGTCCCCAGGTCCTCAACGCACGGGAAGAGCCTCGGCAGGTTCCTCACGACGGCGTACGGGCCGCCGTGGGACGCGATCGAGGGCGGCGGGATCACGTCGACCGGCGTGAAGCTCACGCAGGGCATCCAGAAGTTCGTCGTCGCCGTCGACCCGGGCGTGATCGGCCAGCACACCCCGTTGAACATCTGGCCGAACCCGTTCAACGATCCGGGCCGTGTCTTCTGGAGCGAGGACACCGGCGGCGCGATCCGCGGGAAGCACATCGACATCTTCCACGCGGCGGCTGATGGCACGAAGGACCGGTGGAACAAGAACGCGACGGTGTGGCTGGCCGGGACCGAGCGCGGCCCGGGCGCCGCACGCGCGAACCCCGCCGGGACGCCGGCCCGGACCGTCACCAGGTGGGGGTACCAGGCCCCGTATGGCGGGACGGGCCGCGTGTCCCGCTCCGCGTGGGACGCGGGCTGGCAGTCGGGGCTGAGCGACCCGTTCGGGTACCAGCACTCGCAGGACCGCACGGACTTCTACAACGAGGCGAAGGGCCGCCTGTTCGGGACGTGGACAAAGACCACCCGGACGACCCCGGGGCGCCGCGCCGCGCCCGCGGCGCCCCGGCAAGCCGGCCCGTACGACAACAGCCACCTCACCGGGGTCGGAACATTCGATGGGTACCCCGTCGCCAGGTGGATCATCCCCGAGCTGCAGTACGCCCGAGCGCACGGGTGGCGCGGTCACGTCAACAGCGGCTACCGGTCACGCGCCAAGCAACAGGAGCTCTGGAACAACCGCGGCTCGAACCCGTATCCGGTAGCGCCTCCGGGGACGTCGAACCATGAGGGGTCCGAATATCCGCGCGGCGCGGTCGATCTGAGCGACGGCCCGGCCTTCGGGCGCTACGTGAAGAGGTTCCCCGGGTCGCGCCGGCTGAAGTGGTACGGCGGCGGCGACTGGGTCCACTGGTCAGGGACGGGCCGCCGTCGCGGCGGGTGGATTCAGCGGTTCCGGACCGGAACCCGATCGGTCTCAAAGGCGCCGGGCGGGCTCGGCGTCCGCTGGGCCAGCCAGGCGCAGGGCTCATGGTCCGGGGCTCCCAAGCACTACCTCCGCGACGCCCAGGACGGCCTCGGCCGCCTCATCAGCATCGGGATCAGCAAGGGCGAGGAGCCCAAGGTCAAGGGCGCGATCGCCCGCGAGCTGCGCCTCATCGACCGGCTCAGCCTCCCGCAGCTCACCGAGTTCGGCCGGGTCGCCAGGAACTTCTGGACGGGCATCCAGGGCCCCCCGAAGACCAGGCAGACCAAGCGTGCGTGGCTGCAGCAGGTCATCGAGTACGCCGGCACCCGGACCGCGTCGCTGCTCACCCGCCCGATCGGGGTGACGCAGAGCGTGGAGGACTCGATCGAGAAGGCCGCCGGCCGGCTCCCTGACCAGCTCACGATGGGCATCGACCCGCTCACCGGCAAGAGGACGCTCGGCGGCCCGGTGGACCCTGACAGCAAGGAGGGCCTGGGCCTCCAGATCGGCCTGAACGAGAGAAGCATCACTCGGCTTGAGGCTCGCCGCCGGAAGCTACAAGCCGACCTGCGGACGGCCCGGAGGCTGCGGCGCCCGCCTGGGGAGATCAAGCAGATCACCGACGCGATCTCTGAGGTCGATGACCGGCTGCTCGGGCTGCGCGCCTCCAACGTCCGGCTCGCCCGGCAGCAGTCCACGGCGCAATCAAACGCGGAGATCCAGGCCGGCACCACGGCGGGCGGGCAGGACCCGGACCTGCAGGCCCAGCTCGACCAGGCCAACGAGCACGCCCGCGTCGCGACCCGCGGCCAGGGCCTGTCGGATGCGTTCATCCGCTCGGCGTTCGACGTCGGCGACATCGGCTCGGGGGCGCCGACGGCGTGGCAGGCCGCCGGGGGCCGGTTCGCGCCGGGCGTCCACGTCACGATCAACACGCTTCACCCCGGCGACTCGCAGACCCTGGCGGCGGTCGCTGACGCGGCCACGCAGGGCCTCGGGCAGCAGGGGTTCGTCACGAGCCCGAGGGCGGTGTCGGGCCTGTGATCCTCACGTTCACAGCCAACGATCCGGCCAGGACCAGCCTGGCGGTCGTCAACGGGACGACGGTCACGGGCTACGGGCTGCGCGGCGACGCTGACTGGGGCGACGCCGTGTGGGACCTGAAGTTCGGCGGCCCCAGAGGCACGCAGGGGGCGCGGGCGGTGTTCGCGCAGCCGCAGAACCGGCCCGTCGCGCTGACGATCGAAGTCGACGGCGCCGGTTCCAAGGACACCCTCGCGCAGCGCATCTCGACGCTCGCCTCGATCACCAGGCTGATGCTCCGGTTCGGCGGGACGATCCTCATCCAGTTCGACGGCCAGACACGCCGCCAGTACCTCCAGGTCCTCGCGGGCACGTTCAAGCTCGCGGAGTGGGGGATCGGCGCGGACGTCGCGAACATGGCCGCCTGCACCTTCCAGGCGATCTGCGCCCCGTACCTTCTCGGTGATCCGCTGGACATCTCGGACGGGTTCGATTCGGACACGATCACGGCGGGGGATTGGACGCAGGACACCGGCGGCGGCACCCTCAGCGTGAGCGGCGGGCTGCTGGTCCCGTCGAGCACGGCGACGAAACGCTATTTCCATACGGGCCGCGGATACTCCCCGGCGGATGTCCAGGTGACGTGCAAGTTCACGACGGGCGCCTCCGTGGCGTCTACGACGATCGGGGTCGTCGCGAAGCGGATCGACGCGAGCAACTACATCCGGCTACTGGTGTCCGGCGGATTCCTCGCGATCGCGAAGGTCGTCGCCGGCGCGGGAACGAACCTCGCGACGGCCGCGCAGGCCCTCGCCGCGAACACCTCTTACTGGACGCGACTTCGCATCCAGGGGAACGTCCTGATAGCTGAGTGCTGGACGACGCCGCCGACCCCTGGCGGGACCCCGGCCTCGACGTGCAACTACGCCCTGACGGCGGCGGAGGCCGCGACGTTCGGGGAGTCGGTCGGCGGCCCGGCGGGCCTGGTGTGGATTCCGACAGCGACGGACGAGCGCGCGGACGACTTCACCGTCGAGCCCTACACCTACGCCGGCCTCACGCTCCCCGACGACATCCGCCTGACCGGCGCGATCCCCGGCGACGCCCCGGCGCTCGCCGACATCACCGTCACGCCGACCGGCGGCGCCGCGGCGCCGGCGTGGGCGTGGCTCGCCTGGTCCGAAACGCCCAAGACGTTCAACCGGTGCTGGAACGGCGACTTCGAGGTGAACACGAACGGCTGGTACGCGACCGGCCAGGCCGGCGTGACCGGCGCCGCCACGTCGATCACCAGGGTCACCGCCGCGGGGAAGTTCAAGTACGGGGTGGCTGGCGGGGAGATCGTGACGCCGGCGACGGCGAACACCGGCGCCGTGTTCGCGATGTACGCCGAAGATGGGTACTTCCGCAAGGGCGTCACCTACACCGCCGAGCTCTACGCCGCTGGCGTCGGCGGGTCCACCACGAACACCCGGCTCCGGCTCGGCGTGAGCGGCGACATCGGCTCGGAGACCCCGGCGGCGCTCACCGCCACCATGGCGCGGCGCACCGTCACCTGGACGCCTGCCGCTGATTCGCTCGTCGCGTACGTCGCGTTCGAGGTGACCGCGGCCACGTTGACGACGATGCAGATCGACGGGGTCATGGTCTACCGCGGCACGGCCGCCCCGGCGCTCCAGTCGCAGTCCGAGGGGCGGGGCGCTCCGCCGCCGTTCGGGATCAGGTCCGGGTACGTCAACGCCGCCTCGCCGGACCTGTCGGGGTGGGCGGCGGTGACGGACGCGAACTACCGCACCGGCGCGGGAATCAGGGTCACGACCGCCGGCGCCGGCACCGCTTCGGCGGCGTGGCCGGTCGACCCCGCTTTGATCGTCCCGGACGACTTCACGCAGGGCGAGCTCGACGTGGAAGTGTTCGCCCGCGTCGAGCTCGACGGCGCCGTCGTATCCCCCCGCCTCACGCTCTCGACGATCCCGGAGGCCGGGACGAGCTTTGGGCCGACGAAGTACACGGCGGAGTACGGGTCCGGCGGGAAGCTCCTCGCGAAGCCCAGCTCGGGCGCGAAGTTCCGGATGGTCCGGCTCGGGACGCTCACGTTCCTCGTCGACCGGGCCCGTCCGGTCCGGTGGAAGGTGCAGCTCGCCGGGTCCTACGCCGCCGGGTCGACCGGGAGCTTCGGGATCGACTATCTGCTGTTCGCGCCGGCGCGGCAGCGGGCGTGCGGGCCGACGGGGAAGGCGAACGACTCGACGTACCCGAAGTTCGTGCAGTCCACGTCCGAGACATCCAAGACGGTGAAGTCGGACCTGTCCGGCCGGGTGAAGAACCCGGGCTCCTACAGCCGGTTCGAGCATCCGGACGCGGGGCTGGGCGGGTCGCTTCTCGAGCTTCCCGCGGCGGCGACGGACCTCACGGTGAAGCTGTCGTCGCTGGTCCCGGATGATCCGACGTCGGACACGACGAACGAGCAGCTCTCCCACACCGCCGCCGTCCACGTCGCCGTGACCCCGAGGTATCACCTGGCGAGGTCGTCGTGAGCGGCATCCAGATCGCGGACGCGATCGTCCGCGTCCAGGCACTCGACGGGGTGTGGGAAACCGTCGGGGTCGACCGGCTGGCCGGGATCGTCCCGGAGAACATCTCCTGTTCGTCGAACGAATGGGGATCGGAGAAAGCCAGCTTCGATCTGCGGCGTGACCCTGGCGGGATCTACCCGGACCTCACGGCGTTCACGCCGGTCGACATCGAGGTCGGCGGCACGAAAGTCTGGAGCGGCCGGGTGTCCTCGACCCCGTCGCGCGACGGGTCCGATTCGGTGGTGAACGTCCAGTGCGAGGGGTGGCAGTACCACCTCGACGACGACGTCTACGAGCGCCGGTACGTCGTCGGCAACATGGCCGAGTTCGTCGACTACCGGTCGAAGTACTTTGCGGCGCTCGGCGCCGGCGCCGGGCTCGCCGGGGCGCAGGTCCAGGCCGACAACAACGCGCTGGTGTTCACGATCCCCGGCGGGGTCACGTTCACGAACGGCGCCTTCGCCGGCGTGATGATCGACCTCGGGCCGTTCACGACGGCGCAGCGGATCGTGATGACCTGGTCGGCTTACGGGGCGGACGCGAATATCTCGATCATCGCCCGCGCGTCCGCGGACGACGGGTGGACTTCGTCGTCGGACGCGATCAGCACGACGCTGGTCGCGGGCCCGACCACGTCGGCGGGGACGTTCGGGACGCCGGGCCGGTACGTCACGCTGTTCATCTTCCGAAACGGCGTCACCGCCGCGCCGGCAGCCGGCACCGACTGGTGGGCGAAGGTCACGGACGTCAAGATCTTCGCGTCAACGAGCTACGAGTCGGGGAACGCCTCGATCCTGAAAGCGTCGGACGTGGTATCGGATGCGCTCGGCCGCGCGACGCTCTTCCTCACGGACACGACCGGGGTCACCGCGACGAGCTTCAGCATCCCGGAGTACGCGCCGGACGCGCCGCGGACGCCGCGCGAGCACATCAACGCCGTCAACGCCTACCACGCCTGGCGGACCCAGGTCACCGTGGACCGCCGGCTCCTCTTCCAGGCGCAGCCATCCGCGCCGCTGTTCGAGGCGGGGGAGTGGTCGGGCTGCGAGATCAGCGACGCGAGCATGAACGATGGGGATGAGATCTACTCGCGGTGCATCGTGGAGGCGACCGGCCCGGACGGGGTCCTGATGCGGACGGCCAGGAGCCAGGCGCAGCAGACGGGCGTCGGGCTGCAGGCGATCGCGTCCCCGGTCCCGGACAACCCGAGCTTTGCGGTGAACACGACGAGCTGGACGCCCACCGGAGCGACCATCACCAGGGACACCGTCACGTTCGACTCGACCCCCGCCGCGGGCCGGTGGGACAAGACCGGCGCCAGCGACGCCCTCGCGTTCGGCTCATGGCTGTCCACGACGTTCACCGGCACGTTCACCGCCGGGGTTCCCTACACCCTGACCTTCGCCATCAAGGCATCCGCCGCCGCGAACTATTGCGCGGTCGAGTTCGGCAACCGCACCACTGGCGACAAGACCATCGCGTATCTCAGCAACATCAGCACCGGATGGTCTACCCAAACCATCGCTTGGACGCCTTCCGCTTCGACTACAGGCGTGACCCTCTTCTTCGCTGCGTCCAGCGCCAACTTCTACTACATCGACAGCCTCCAGCTCTTCAGCGCGCAGCCGACGCTCGTTGACCGCCGCGGGTTCCGCCGCACGAAGATCCTCCCCGTCTCGAGCGCGCTCACCGCCGCCGCCGCGCAGCAGATCGCCGACACCTACCTGTCGCTCCACCGATACACCCCGTATCGCGGATCGCTCACCGTGACCGGCCAAGGCGGCGTCCGCACCCACCAAGGCGGCCAAGGCATCCACCCCGCCGACCTCCTCCTCTACACCCAGGAGAAAGTCCGCCTCACGAACCGCATCAACCCCGACGACGGGTCCGTCGGCCGCGACGGCACCATCGCCTCCGTCAGCTACGACCACAACACCAACACCGCCTCGGTGGAGCTGGACAATCGCACCACCAACTTCGAGTCGTTCATGGAGCGCCTCGCGCTCATCAGCGGGCAGGTCCGATGACTGACGACCAGTTCCGCGACCGGCTCCTGGACGCCGTCGAGCGCATCCACGAACGGATCGAAGCCGTCCGCGCCGAGCTGCGCACCGAACTCCGCGACGCGCGCGCCGAGCAGGCCGAGGACCACAAGCAGGTCAAGGCGCGCCTGCAATCCCTGGAGCAGGGGCAGACGACGATCTATCAGCGGGTGACGGCGGTCGAGACGAAGGACGAGGCCGAGCACGCCCGCGCGGAGGGCGCGCACGAGGCGCAGGCGGACGCCCGCCGGCGCCTCGCGCGCCTCGGCGGCCTGGTGGTCGGGGTCGCGGTGGTCGCGACGGCCGCTTCCGGCCTGGTCTTCCAGATCCTCGATCACGTCAGGTAGCCGTCCTGGGCCGTCCTGGCCCGCCTGTCGCGCCGGCCTGGCGCGTCGATGCCCGTTCACTGTCACCGCCCCCGCGGGGGGCGCAGGAGGCCCCTATGAGCACCATCACTTATCTGCCGCTGGACGGGGAGCGCGTCTCGGTCCCGTGGTTCCGGCTTCTCTCCGGTGCCCGCCGCTCGGGGGCGTGGCATGGCCACCTGAACGAGGGCCACCGCACGATGGCCCGCCAGCAGTGGCTCTACGACCATCGCGGCCGGGCGGATCTCGGGATCGGCAAGACGGTCGCGGTCCCGTCCCGCGATGCGCCGCACATCCGCGTGGGCCGCACCGATCACGCCTGCGACGTCACCGACAGCCAGGCGCTGATCGACTTCGCCGCCCGGCACGGCATCCGCCTCGAAAGGACCGTGTCCGGCGAGTCCTGGCACCTGGAGCCGAAGAGCGAGGGCTGGGAGGCGAAGGCCGCGCTGCTCGACGAGAAGCGCCGCGGCGACACCCTGGAGCCCGGCGATCGCGGCCCGGGGGTGCGGGTCCTGCGGAACCTGCTCTGGCATCTCGGGGGCGTGCGGCTGTGGCCCGCGGTCGTCCGCACGAGCGGGCGGTTCGGGCCGGCGACCGCACGGGCGGTGAGGAAGTTCCAGCGCGCCGCCGGCCTCACGGCGGACGGGGTTGTGGGCCCGCGGACGTGGGCTGCCCTCAGGTCCCCTGGTGTCCGCGAGCGCGTCCGCCGCGTCCTGAAGGGCGGCGCGGAGCCGCCCGCACGGCCCCCGGCGAAGCCGCCCGTGTCGGGCCGCTCGGCGCTGTGGGCCGACATCAGCGGCAACAACGAGAGCGTGGACCTCGCCGCATACAAGGCGGCCGGGCACCGCACGATCGGTGTCAAGCTCACCGAGGGCGGGGACTGGACCTCAGAGACCGGGGTCGCCCGCTGGGAGAAGGCCGCCGCGCTCGGGCTGCGCCGCGTCGCGTATCACTTCGCCCGGCCGTCGCATGGGAACGGTGCGGCCGCGGAGGCCCGCCACTTCGCCGCCGTCCTGAAGGCGGCCGGCCCGGTCCTCTCGACGGACGTGCTCGTCCTCGACTGGGAGGACCCGGGGTTCGAGGGCAAGCCGGGCGATGCATGGGTCGCCCTGTTCTTCCACGAGCTCTCCCGCCAAGTCCCGAGGGTGCCGGCGGGCCGCCAGTGGCTCTACTCGTATGGCCCGTACCTGGCGGGGACGCTCACGTCGACCGGGGGCCGGCGGTACTGGCACGCCGCCTACACCGCCCATCCGCTCTCGACCGTCCCGGGGTTCGCCCGCCCGCACCTGGTCGCCGTGCAGTTCACCGACGGCCAGGCCGGGAGCCCGCCGCACAGCCTGCCCGGCATCGGCCGGTGCGACATCAACCGCTGGACCTAGGAGGCCATCGTGTCGAAGTTCCTCAAGGCCGTCGTCCCGAGCGTGCTCGCGCTCGCCTACATCCTCATCCACCTGGCCGTGACGGGCGACCTCGACAAGGCCGCCCTCGAGGCCGCGATCGCCGGGGTGGTCACGTCGGTGGCGGTCTACTTCGTCCCGAACGCCGCGGCGGACTGATGCCGTGTTCCTCGCGTGGGTCGCGGCGTTCGTGTTCTTCGCCGCCCGCCGGCTGAGGCCTGATCCAATGCCTGGCCCGGCGCCGCTGGACAACCGGGCGCTGATCCAGCGCGCGAAGGCAGGGGACGTGTGGGCGGCGTTCGTCTTGGCCCGCCGCACCCGGTGCGATTCGGTGACGAGGCTCGTGCAGACCGTCTACCCGCTGACGGCCCCGTCGCCGGATGAGGCGGACGTGCTGCTCGACGCGTATGCGCTGTGGGAGTCCGAGCGTGCGGATGACGAGCGCCGCCGCCGCGCCATCCTCGGGTAGGCGTTTCCGCGCGGAATTCTCCACGAAGACCAGACCCTCTTGAGCCCC